AAACCTTTAATAAGAAAAAACAAAGAAGGGTTTAATCTTGAAGGAGAAATCACTATATTGTTGAATATACTAAAACGTACAGAAGTTAATTTAGACTATATTAACAATGCTCTTTAATTTAGAATACATAAAGAACTACTTAACCAATAACAAAGACAAACCAGTAAGTTATAGGTGGACTCATGGTGCTACTGATTTACATTTAGGAGACGGATTACTTATTTACTCAATAATACAGTTTATGAGAGCCAAAGTATGTGTATGCTTAGGTTCAGGAGGTGGATTTATACCACGTATAATGACTCAAGCAAGAGTAGACTTATATGATTCAGGTATATTTGAAGGTAATCGTGATTACAATTGGGGTGATATAGGTAGTACCTACATAGTTGATGCGGCTAATGAAGTTGGTGGTGAAGTTAACTGGTTAAAGAAAGACTCATTTTTTAGAGAAAACTTTTATCCAAGGATTATCAATGAAACTACTGAAGATGCATACTATAACTTTTTTGTAAAAGAAGATATTAAAATTGACTATCTACATATTGATGCTGGACATACATATGATGACGTAAAACTAGATTTTGAACTATACACTAAGTTACTGTCTAAAAACGGAGTAGTATCAATACATGATACAGATATAAAATATGCAGATAACTATATTATTTCAAAAGATATATCAGATAAAGATGCTCATGCAAAATTTGCAGAAGGTCCTTCAAAGTTTATAAAGGAAATACCTAAAAAGTGGCAAAGATTTGATTTCTTTAATACAGGTATTTTACCAGAAAAACCAAGTTCTACAGGACTAACAATTTTAAGACATGCCTAACCTAGTAACAGTAGTAGGTGAGAATACTCATATTCTCCCTCACATGTTAAAACATTACGAAAACCAGATTGATAAAGCTTATGTTGCTGTATATAGACAAAGTGAGGATGACGGTATATTAGAAGAAATAGAAGAATTAGGGATTACTCCTTTTATGGTTTTTACAGAACCTAAATATAACTGGCATAGAGTAACAGAAATATACAACTCAATAAAAGAAACAAGACCAAACGATTGGTGGATAGTATCAGACGATGACGAATTACAAGTATATCCAGAACCTATAGAGAGTATCATTGAGAAGTGTGAGAGAAGTGGATATGACTTTGTGACAGGAGGTTTCTTAGATAGGATAGGTATAGATGGCATATTTCCTGAAGTAACGAGAGATACAATTATTCATGAAGCTTTTCCTTTAGCTGGTTTCTTTAGATACCCTATGAGTAAAGCATGTCCAAATAAAGTAACATTAATGAAAGGACATCAACAAATTACATCTGGTCAACATTATGCCACATTTGCTGACGGTACTAACAGTTGGGGTAAATCACATCCTAAGAGAATGCCTATACAAGAGGTATTTACTCAAGTTCATCATTTCAAATGGGATAAGACATGTGTAGATAGAATAAAGAAAGTAGCAGATAATGCAAAAGACTATTCATTTTCAGATGAATATAGAATAATGTATCATGCTATTAGGAAATCTAATTGGAAAATAGATGTTAAAAATCCTTTGTATTTAGTTGAGAATCTGAGGGATTTTACCTATATTAATTATAATGACTATAGCAAATGGTCAAGTATAACAGATAAAATAGTTACAATATGACAGAATCAGAGTACAGAATTAAGAAAATAGAGCTAGAAGAAGCTAAAGTAAAGCATTTAGAAAAACTAGCTACCTGCGTAGATATACTTACACTGTGGTTTGAAGAGATAGATAAGGAAGATTGGGACAACAGAATGCAATTTTACCTTAATGAATTTCATAGAGCAGTAGTTCCAACAAAAGACGATGAAGAAGAGGTAAATGAGTAGAAAAAAGCTTGGTATTATTGTTCCGTATAGAGACAGACCAGGTCAACTTAGATCATTTATAAAAGGAATTGGAGATTACTTTGCTACTACCGTTAAAAACTTTAGACCCTATATTTTTGTAGTAGAACAGAAAGACACTAAAGACTTTAATAGAGGTAAACTACTAAACGTAGGTTTCTTAAAAGCAGAAGAGTTTGGTTGTGATTACGTAGTGTTTCATGATATAGATATGTTACCTTACAATGTGGACTATTCATTTAGTGAAACTCCTTTACAACTTGCTAATAAGTTTGATGCAACAGAGCAGTTTACACGTACTATCAATGACGACTACTTTGGAGGTGTTACATTATTTTCAGTAGATGCATTCAGAAAGATAAACGGCTATTCTAATAAGTATAGAGGTTGGGGGTTTGAGGATAATGACCTTTTGTATAGGTGTGAAAAAAATGGTATTAAACTAGATGAACAGGTTTATAGGAGTTATTCTGAAAACGGTAAAACTATTTCATTTAACGGTAAGAATTCACATATTAAGATACCTAATAACTATACCTATGCTCGTCCATTAACATTTTATGCTTCTTTTTACCCTAGTGATATAAAGTGTGATAAAGATGAAATAACAGATGAGTATGCAGTGTTTGCAGTACCAGGTGAAGATTTAAATTTATCTTATAACTCTTTTAGAACATATAAATTTGAAGCCTTTCTTAGTAGTAATGAAGCAGTATCAGTTACATCTAAAACTTTACCTAACATGCCTTGTAGAGCTGTTGTTACTGTAGACTCTAGAAACAAAGAAATATATTTTTATTTAAACGGTATTAAGATTGGTAAGAATAGATGGGAAAAATACGGTATAAAAAAGTATAATACTGAACCTTACTTTTATTTAGGAGTAGGTAATCCGAAAAGAAAACTCAAACAAAAGTGGTTTAAAGGTAATATAGATGAATTTGCAACTTTTAATAGAATACTAACAGAAGAAGAAATAAGAGATATATCTACTAAAATATCAGGAAAGTTAACAGATAATATCAGAAGATACAAACCAGATGATAGTCTTATAGGTTATTATAGAGCAGATACTACTCAAGAAGTTAAAGTAGAAACTTCCAAGTCAAATATTGGAGGTAGGTATAATGAATTAGATACAGAATTGCAGTTAGTAGATTTATCTGGTAAAAATAACCACGGTAGCATACATAACTGTAAAATAATAGAAAATAAACATCAAGCTAGTACTAAAATTAAAATACCTCATAGACGTAGAGGTAAGTATAAATTAATACCTCATGAAGAACAGGGGTATACACTTGGATATTGGAAGAATTGGAAAAGTAGAATAAATCAGCTTAGATACTACGAGATTATCAATAGCGGTAAAGAAGAGTATTTAGAAGATGGACTTTCATCATGTAGATATAAGGTATTAGATGAATACGATCATTTTTTAGGAGCTAATTATAAAATAGATACTAAAGTTATATCAATAAGGTCATAATGAAACATAAGTTAGGAGTATGTGTACCATACAGAAATAGAGAATTACATCTACATGAGTTTATACCCAAGGTAGGTAAATACCTGAAAGAACAAGGTATTGATTTCTGTATGTATTTTTGTCATCAAGTAGATGATAAATTATTCAATAGAGGTGCTACAAAAAATATAGCTGCTAAACATGCATTTGAAGATGGATGTGACTATATAGTATGGCATGATATAGATATGATACCAGAAGATGGTGCTGACTATTCATACCCAGAAAAAGCTCCTAGACACATAGCTACTCAAATCCAGCAGATGGATTATGAATTAAAATACCATGAATACTTTGGTGGTGCAGTGTTATTCACAAAAGAACAAGTTGAAGCAACTAATGGATATTCTAACGATTACTGGGACTGGGGTATGGAAGATGATGATTTATTTTGGAGATGTCACTTAGAGGGGTTAACAAATGATACATATCTACCAGGAGAATTAAAAAATCAAAAATACCTATCTTTTAATGGTAAAAATGCTTATGCTAAAATACCTTTTCAAAGAGAGTATAGAGGTTTAACAACTAGGTCTCATACTATTTCAGCTTTAGTTAGATGTTACCAACAGCCAGAAAAAAATGATGTATTTTTAATAGGTGCAGATAAAAGAAAATATGTTGAATACCCTATATTAAGATTACCAGGTTATGACTATGGTCTATCTTTTAATAATTCAAGAGCTTTATCATTTACTTTTTGGAATAGTTTCAACAAACACAATTACATGTGGTTAAAAAGGTACGATAAGCAATGGAGTTGGGTTACTACAGTATTAAACACAGAAGATAGATTAGCTCATTTTTACCTTAACGGTACAGAGGTAGATTCTAAGGTAGGATTAGGTAGTCCTTCTCCTCTGAGATTTACAGGTAAGTTAAAAAGTTACGGTACTAATGATTTTTATTTAGGTACTAGTCCTTCAGAACCAGAAGAAAGTTCAGTAAAGTTTTTTAAAGGTGATGTTGCTAAGGTATATGCGTGGAACAGAGCATTAACACCTAACGAAGTTTCTAATCTACATACAGACATACCTACTGAAGGTAATATTGTTAATTTAGACTTTAAAGACCCAAAAGTACCATTTACACCATTTGGTTGTGAAGAAAAAGTAGAAGATATCAGAATACCTAACTCAATTATACCCCATAGGGTAGAGGGTAGAATGAGATGTCTTCCTCATGAAGATGAAGGAATAGTAGACGGTAAGTTTAAAAAAGGTGAAACGACAGCTAGAAACGAAAGAAGATATATTCTTGAAATGCAAAAAGGAAGCTGGGACTATAAAGGTGATGGTATTAAACAACTTAAATATGAACTAGTAGGGGAGAAAGAATTTACTCCTTGGGCTAAAATGATAGATATTAAATTATGAATCCTGCAGAAGTAAAAAAGAAACTTGATAAGGTAGGGTGTGGGTTTTGTTTAGCTAAATGGACACAAGTTACATTGCATCTTGGTACCGGTATGACTCATTCATGTCACCATCCATCTCCTCACAAGATACCACTAAGTGAGTTGAAACGTAACCCAACTGCACTACACAATACCAATTTTAAAAAGACTAGAAGAAAAGAAATGCTTGAAGGTAAAAGACCTGAAGAGTGTAATTACTGTTGGAATGTAGAAGATAATTCAACATCATTTTCAGATAGAGTATTTAAATCAACAGAACCTTGGTCATTAGAAGAATTTGATAAGATTAAAGACAGTTATTGGAGAGAAGATTTCAATCCACGTTATGTAGAAGTTTCTTTTGGTAATGCATGTAATTTTGCCTGTGCTTACTGTGGACCACAATACTCATCTAAATGGGTAGAAGAAATTGAAAAACATGGAGGTTATGATACAACTCATAAATTTAACTCCATAGATGATATCAAGGCAAGAGATCAAATGCCATATAAACAGAGAGAACATAATCCATATGTTGAAGCTTTTTGGAAATGGTGGCCTGATTTATATAAAGACCTACATACGTTTAGAATGACTGGTGGAGAACCTTTAATGTCTAAAGATGTGTTTAGAGTATTAGAGTACATACAAGAAAATTGGGAACAAAATCCTAACATATCATTAGCTATTAACACTAATTTAGGAGTACCAGATAAGTTAGTTGATAAATTTATAGCTATAGCAAAAGATTTATGTGAGAATAATAAAGTAAGAGAGTTAATTATTTTTACTTCTGTTGAAGCAACAGGTTCTCAAGCTGAATATACAAGGTACGGATTAAAATATGATAAATTCTGGTTAAATGTAGATAAGATTCTTACTGAACTACCTAGAGTTACTATTAACGTAATGGCAACCTTTAATGCATTATCTGTTTTTACATACGGAGATTTAATAGATAGAACCTTTGAAGCAAAAAAGAAACATGCTAACGGATTAAGATATTGGACATCCGCAATACAACTTGATACGTCTTACTTAAGATGGCCTACATTTCTTTCAGTAAAAATATTACCAGAAGAACATAAAGAGTTAATATTAGATGCAGCAAAGAAAGCTCTTTACTACGGCATAAAGACTTTTACTCACGATAATTATGGTTTTTCAAATATTGAAATTCAAAAAATGAAAAGATTATATGACTATGCAATAGGTACATCAGATTTTAATATTACTAAATTTAGAAAAGACTTTGTAAAGTTTGTTGATGAATATGATGACAGAAGGAATTTAAACTTTAGTGAAACATTTCCTGAGTTAATGCCAATGTATAACGAAACAAAAGAGACACTAAATGATTAACATACCAATAGATGATGTTTGGGTTCTTTGGCCTACTACTATTTGCTCTTCTTTTCCGGAAGATCCTGGCAATTTGTACCTCAATGGTAAAAAACATTTTAAGTTAGAATTAGATTTTGAACTTACTGATGAAACAGACCACTATAAAGCTATCTTTAATATACTACCAGCATACACTATGTTAAAGCTTCTGAGAGATAGAATGATATTTGTTGCTTCATTTGATGACGGTACTAAAGAAGATCATAACCTTCCACTTTTTGTTACCCCACACGAAAGGGTATTTCTTAGTTACGAATTTGAACCAGATCAGGATATAAAACTATTTATTAGAAATAACACTACAGGTAACGAGATTGATTTTAAAATTAATATGGAAGGTAGAAACTTCAAATATGAAGCTGAACCTTTTATAGTACTTGCTGGTGATAATATACCCGAACGTTCAGACAAAGAACACTTTACCGGTGTTACTTTTCACGAACTAAAGTTATACAGTAACGAAAGGTTGTTATCCCACCATACATTTGACGAATTCATTCATGATAAATCTGTAGATAAAACAGGCAATTGTAACTTTATACATAAATTTTAATGGGAGTATACGCAAAAAAACCTAATGAAACTCATCAAGAGTATAGGGACCGAGTTATAGATAAACTATCTCCTTCATTCTGTGGAGCTAAATGGTATAATGCTACTATATGGCTAGGTAACGGTCAGACAACATCTTGTCATCACCCTCCAGCTCATAAGATACCTTTAGATGAATTAAAATTCAGCTATAAAGCACTTCACAATACAAAGTATAAGAAAGCTGTACGTAAGCAGATGATGGAAGGTATTAGACCTAAAGAATGTGAATATTGCTGGAAGATAGAAGATTTAGGTAAAGATAAAGTTTCTGATAGAGTTTATAAATCAGTTATATACACAGATGAAGAATTAAAAGATGCTAAAGAAGTGATGGGATATACAGAAGATGTAGATCTTAAAACTTTAGAAATAGCTTTTGATGCTAATTGTAACTTTGGTTGTTCATACTGTAATGCATCTTTTAGTACTACTTGGCAGAAAGACATTAAAGTTAATGGTCCTTATCAAAATTTAGTATCTGATGGAGCAGCAGCATTTCAACACGATGGTTCTCATGCTATGCCATACGGTAGGAAGAACACAGATAATCCATACATAGAAGCATTTTGGAAATGGTGGGAAGCAGAACTACAATTTAGCTTAAGAGAATTAAGAGTAACAGGAGGAGAACCTTCTATGTCTCCAGACTTCTGGAAACTAATGGAATGGTGGAAGAAAAACCCTGATTGTAAAGTACCATTTGCAGTCAATTCAAACCTAGGTCAGAAAAAGAAACTTTTAGATGCATTAATTGAATCTTCTAAGAGTTTTAAAGATTTCAGTATTTACACATCTTGTGAAGCAGTTGGTCTTCAAGCAGAGTATATTAGGTTTGGATTAGAGTGGGATGTTTGGTTAAAGAATATGTATAGGGTAAATCAAGAAGGTAATATCAAGACAGTCAACGTTATGATGACTATTAATGCTTTGTGTTTGTTTTCTATTACTGAGTTTATGGATGAAATGATGAAGATTAAAAAGAAATTCGGATATAAGGCAGCAGTTATGTCGTTTAATATCTTACGTTTTCCATCTTTTCAGTCTATTGTTACATTACCAAAAAATATTAGATTAGAAAGAGCAGCAGCAATGGAAGCTTGGCTTGATAAAAATTGGAACAATGGTCAAAATGGGTTTATAGATATAGAAAGAGATGCACTATTAAGACTTATTGAATATACAAAATCAGTTGATAAAGGACATGAATTTACTTCATCTATAGATACGAGAGAAAGAGACTTTAGATCTTTTTACCTACAATACGATAAAAGAAGAGGTAAAGATTTTTATGCTGCATTTCCAACCCTTAAAACTTGGTTTGACGGTATACCTGAGACTAACTTACAACCTCTCACAAAGGTGGTAGATGGTGATGATGCTAAGTCTAATAGGTATGTAGACGGTGTATTAGAACAAGCTAAAGATGAAGGATGGATACTTAACCCACAATGGGCTAATCCAGGAGCACAAGATTTTATAGAACCGGATGACCAACAACAAGATGATATGATTGATCTAGTAGAACAATTACAAGCAGATTCAGATAAAACATATGCAGGCAGTCAAGTTAAAAAGATATGAAGGTAAAACCAAAAGATGGGAATAAAACATTTTGTATGGCCCCGTGGTCCCATACCTACTTATCACCTCAAAGTGAAAGAAGAATGTGCTGTGCTTCAAGAGAAAAAGCTGAATGGGCTACACAATACCTAGATTCAGATAAAGCAGAAGAAAATTCATTTTACAACCCAGGTAAGTTAGAAGATCATTGGAACTCAGATTATATGAAAGGTATAAGAAGAGATTTAATGGCTGGTAAAGAGATACCACAATGTCAGGTATGTAATGACCAATTACTTAACGTATCTATCTATAGAGATTACTTCAATAAGACTCTATTTCCAAACAAGATAGACGAAGCGTTTGAGAAAACTAGAGATGATGGCCATACTGACATGCCACCTATTTCATTTGACTATAGAGTTAGGAATTTATGTAACTTTAAATGTAGAATGTGCGGTGATCAATTATCATCATCTTGGGAAGCAGAAAGAAGAGCTATGGGTGACTACGATGCTGAAGATAACACTGACTACTGGGCTCAAAAAAAGAATAAACCAGCAATAGAAAACTTTCAAAAAGATGTTGCAGAAGCTGAATTATGGAAAGCTGTTAAGGACGGTACTATTGAAGAAATATATTGGGTAGGTGGTGAACCTCTGATGTGGGAAATACATTGGGAAATTATGCAGTACCTTATAGACAATGACTTAGCTAAAAATGTATGGATAAGATACAATAGTAACTTTTCTAGATCTAAATATAAACATTGGGACTTAAAAGATATGCTACCTCATTTCAAAATGGTACAAATGTGTGCTTCTATAGATGGTACTGGTGAGATAGTAGAGTATGTTAGACACGGTATAAAGTGGGATAGTTGGATTGCTAATTTTAAAAACTTTTTATTCCTTAATAAACAGTATGGTGATTACGGTATAGCTTTTGACTTAACTATAACAACTCCAGGTTTATTTAGTCTAAAAGAATTATTCGATTTAGCATTAGAGTTAGACATACATACACTGATTAAGACTACTTTTGCTTTTGATAGTAGTATAATGATGTGTCCACAGGTTCTACCAAGAGAACTATTTAACGAAGTAATAGATGATATATTGGACTACATCAGACCTAAGGTAGAAGCTAACCAAAAGTACAATTACTGGATAACCTGTTTAGAGGACCTTAAAAATAGACAAGTATTTTCAGAGCAATACCCAGATTGGCAAAAAGGTTTAGTACAAGGTAAGGAAAGATTAGCTAAAGTTGATAAATGGAGAAATAACGAAGACATATTAAATAATATTTACCTTAAACACAATAAAAAAGTTTACGATTGGTGGAACAGCAACATAATATAGCAGACAAGCAACTTAAAAAACCGTTTTGTGTTTTACCGTGGATTCATTTAGCTACTCATCCTATCGGTACGGTAACACCTTGCTGTATAACAGACATGAAAAATGGGGTGTCAACAGCAGCTAAAGAAGATGATGATAAAGCTCATTTATTTCTATCAAAAGATAGTTTAGAAGACATTGCTAACTCTAAAAAGTTTAAAGAGGTACGTAAGCAAATGATGAATGGTGAATATCCTGCTGTTTGTCAAAAATGCTATAAGTACGAAGGTGGAGGAGTTGAATCTAAACGTATAGAGTCCAATAATATATTTGAAAAGTACATTGAAGATTGTTTTCCTAATACAAACCCAGACGGTAGTTTAAAAAAGGTAGAATACAAATATGTAGAACTTAGATTAGGTACTGTATGTAATTTAAAATGTACTACCTGTAATCCTTTTTCATCTAATAGATGGCATCAAGATTTGCATGGATTACAAGGCACTGAATTTGCTAAAGATTACTTTAAATTAGATGTTAAGGTTGAATGGTATAGAGATACCAACTTTTATGATGAACTTTATTCTAAATGTACCGGGTTACAAGAAATATGGATAAACGGTGGTGAACCTACTTTAATAAAAGAACATGGATACTTTTTAGAGAAATTCATTAACGATGGTACTAGTAAAGATATAGATTTACACTACAGTCTAAATTGTACACAATTTCCAGATTACTTTATTGAACTATGGAAAAACTTTAGAAATATTAGAATACATTTATCAATAGATGATATTGATGAGAGAAATTACTATATTCGTTTTCCTTCTGATTGGAATCAAATAATGAAATCTTTTGATAAAATCTTAAAGTATAGAGATGTCTTTAATTTAGAAGTATGTCAAACTGTAAGTGCATTAAATGTCTATAATATGGACAATTTTAAAAAGTTTACTTTAGATCATGATTTGATAATTGCACATAACTACGTACACTATCCAGATCATATGATGGTCAATCTTATACCAGAAGAAATGAAGAACCATATATTAGAGAATATTAAATATATGAGAGAAGATGAAATACAAAGACTTAAAATTGAACTTTTTAAACCCTATACTGATAAAGACGTAAATAGATTCTATAGTTTTATGAGCATTATGGATAGAACTAGAAAAGTAAACATGTTAGATTACCTACCAGAATGGAAACCATATCTCAATAAAGCTTTATGAGTTTAGATAAATCATTTTGCATACTTCCTTTTAATCATTTGGCAACCCACCCAGACGGTAAAGTTACCCCATGTTGTGAATCTAAATTATGGTCTTCTGATGGAAATGAGAATTTACAACTTGGTGTGTCTACATTAGAAGAAATACGTAACAGTAAGAACTTTACATCATTGAGAGATGATATGTTAAATGGTAGATTAAATGATTCATGTAATTTTTGTTACGATAGAGAAGCAGCTGGTTTAGATTCTAAAAGAACAAGAGAAAATAAAAATCATAGAGTTGATTATAACGATATAGGCAAGTATAAATCTTTACCATTAGAGTCAATCGAATTGAGATTAGGTAACATATGTAATGCAAAATGTGTTATTTGTCATCCTTTTGCAAGTTCGAAATGGAATGAAGATATTACAGAAGATATTATAGCTATTGATGAAGGGTATAGTAAAGCTATAATTACTAACACATGGTTTAGAGATGATGACTTTTATGACAGTTTATTAGAAAATAGTGATGATATTAAACACATTTGGTTTAACGGTGGTGAACCCTTACTAATAAAAGAACACTTAAAGTTTTTAAATAAACTAACTGAATTAGGAATAACTAATAATATTGAATTAGAATACCACACTAACGGTACATTAGTTACTGAAAAAATTATAGACCTTTGGAAAAAATTTAAATTTGTTAGAATTACTTTATCTTTAGATGACATATTAGAAAGATTTCATTATGCTAGATTTCCTTTAACTTTTAATAAGGTAGAAAATGCAATTAAACTTTTAAAATCTAATAACATACATTACGATATTATACCAACAGTAAACTTACTAAACGTATATAATATGACAAACATATATGAGTATTTTTTTCATAATTATAATAAAGAATGTGTGTTTAATTATTTAAGATTTCCTAAATTTCAAAGTATAGTAAATTTACCTGAAAAAATTAAACAAAAAATTATAAAGGAAAGCAGATTACCTGAAAAACTGCATAATGAATTAGAGTACGAACTTTATTCAGAAAAAAGTATTGGTTTATCTAAAGCAGTTAATTTTTATCGTACGTTAGATAGACAAAGAGGTGTTGAGTTAGAGAAGTATTTACCTGAATGGAAATTTTATTTGAAAGAAGATGAGTAATATATGTCCTTTACCATGGATGGGTTTCTCAAATGACCCTAACGGAACTGTTAGACCTTGTTGTATCTCTAGAGAACACGTAACTGATACAGAAGGTAAACCTTTCCATGTTCAAACTGACTCTGTTAAAGATATATTCAACAGTGAGTATATGAATAACTTGAGACAACAGTTCTTAAATGGTGAAAAACCAGAAGGATGTAGTACATGTTGGAAAGATGAAGATAACGGTTATACAAGTAAACGTCAAAGTTACCAACAAATTGCTAAAGACTATAAACTACTAGATGATGATTTTGATTATAAATCTACTCCAGAGTATCCGATAGACTATCAAATTATTTTAACTAATTCATGTAACCTAAAATGTCGAAGTTGCCATTCTAGTCATAGTACTTCCTGGACTAAAGAACTTTCAACACTACCTGATGAAGTTAAGGAAGTTATTGATATTTGGCCTTATGATTTACCACATGGTCAGTCAGGTAATAGAAAAGGTAAGTTTTTCATGGAGATGGATGAATGGATACCTAATGTAAAACGTATAGAAGTTGTAGGTGGAGAACCTTTTTATTCACCTGTATGGGAGAAAGTATGGGGAACAATGATTGATAAGCAGTATAGTGAAAAGATAACTCTCCATATGTCTACTAATGCAACGATCTACAATGAAGAACTACTTGTTAAGTTGGCAACTAATTTTGATAGATTAGGTATTGGATTAAGTATTGATGGACTTGGTAACACATATGAATATCTACGTAAAGGAGGTATATGGTCTGAAGTAGAAGAGAATTTATCTAAGTTCCACTTACTCAAAGAGAAATACGGTGATAAAATAGACTTTAATTATAACCATACAACATCGTGGATTAATGCATTTAACTTACCAGACTTCTTTGAGTGGACTAATAAAAATACCCCTTTATTTTCTAAGTGGATTAACATAGTTCATTTTCCTCAACATATGGCAATGTATATGTTACCTAAACAAGCTAAAGACTACCTAGTAGAAAAGTGGGGTGACTACGATTTCGGTATACATCAATCAGAAACTGATGCTTTAATTAAGTTTATGTATAGTCAACAACCATCTGATGATGAAATAAGAAAAAATTACAAAAAATTTACTATATTAGATAAATATAGAAGTGAAAGTACTATAGATCTTATGGATGAAATATGTCCATTGTTAAAAGATTACCTATAATGACAGATTTAAACAAGTACATATGTGTTAACCCATTTACCTACACTGAAATAACTGTAGATAAACAACATATGTGCTGTGATGCATGGATGCCACTAAATATAAAGACTAAAGGCGACTTTAAAGATAACTGGAATAGTGATAAATCAATATCAGCCAGAAACTCTATGTTAGATGGATCGTTTAAATACTGTTCAACTGATAAATGTCCACATCTTAACTCTGTTACACATAATGATAAGCCTTCTGGTCCAATTAGAGTTAAAACAGATGCACTAGTTAAAGAATTAACTGAACATAAGTTACCTAACTCAATGAAAGTTGTGTTTGACAGTGCATGTAATTTAGCTTGTCCTTCTTGTAGAACTAGTTTCATAAGAAACGAAGACTTTATAACAAAAAAATCTAAAAATATACTTGCAGACGTTGAAAAATCGTACGGTGATTCATTAGAGTTTATTTCTATGTCTGGATATGGTGATCCATTTTATAGTGAAGCATTATTTGAATGGTTATGTAACTTCGATAATAATAAGTACCCTAATATGAAGAATATTCATATGCATACTAACGGTATGTTGTGGAATAAGCGAAATTGGGATAAAATAGCATCAGCACAACCGTATATAACCTCAGCTGAAATATCTATTGATGCTTCTCAAGCAGAAACCTATCATAATGTTAGAAAAGGTGGTAAATGGGATTTATTATTAAAAAATTTAAAGTTTATCGATACATTAACACAGATTGATACAATGATTCTTTCTTTTGTTATACAAGATGATAATTACAATGAGATTGTACCTTTTTATAAGTTAATGGATAGTATATTTAAAAATAAGAGAAATTTAACTTTTCAATACTATAAAATTTTAAATTGGGGTGTACTTTCTGATGAGGATTTTAAATCTAAGGCAGTTTGGCATGAAAATCACCCTAACTACAAAGCATTAGTTGAACAAATAAAGTTACTTGATTCATACAATGATGATAGAATAATTCACAGTTTACATGGCATATAATAAAGAAGAATTAAAAAATTCAAAAACGTTTTGTATGGCACCATGGATGTCTATACACCACTGGCCTGACGGTAAAACTTATCCTTGCTGTTTATGGAATTCTAGAGACCCTATAGGTAACCTAAATGATAGTAGCCTAAAAGAAATCTGGAATAACGAAACGATGAAAAAAACTAGACAAGGAATGCTTAAGGATGAAAAGATAAGTTCATGCGATAGGTGTTACCATTTAGAAGATACAGGTGATGGTTCATATAGACAAAGAATAAATAAAGAACATTGGGATAAAATTGACTATGTAAACGAAACAAAAGAAGATGGTCATTTAGATAACATGAATTTACATTTATGGGATTTAAGAATATCTAATTTCTGTAATTTTAAATGTAGAAGTTGTGGACATGCATTAAGTTCATCTTGGCATAAAGATGCTATAGCTTTAGGTGAAGCAGACCCAAATGCAAAAGCATTAATCAGTATATCAGATAAGTCTAAGTTTTTACAAGACATAGAACCTCATTATAACTGTGTAGATGAAATATACTTTGCAGGTGGTGAACCTTTAGTAATGCCAGAACACTATCAAATTTTAGATAGACTAATAGAATTAGGTAGAACAGACGTAAGAATTAGATACTCAACTAATTTTTCTAAATTAACATTCAAAGGAAAGCATATATTTGATTATTGGAAGCAATTTCCTAATTTAGAATTATATATTAGTATTGATGGAGTAGGTAAAGTAGGTGAACTTGTTAGAAAAGGATACGATGATGAGCTTTTTTATAAAAACGTACAACTATATAAAGAAAGTGGTGTAGCACATACAGATTATGCATACGCAGTAACTTACGGTGCGTTAAATTATAATCACCTTTTTGATATGGTGTTAGATTTCTTTGAAAGAGATATAATAGATCAGAACGTAACTAAAACTTCTAGAAAAATATTCTTTAGTCCTATTGATTATCCTACTCATTATGATTCGGTATTTTTACCCGATAGTTTTAAAAATAAATTTATTCAAAGATTCGAAGGATTCGATAAAGAAATATTAAGTAAGTTTCCAAAAGTACATAACCATGTATTGGAAGACATAATGCGTAAATTGAAAACAGTTTACGATAGAAGTATAACTAAACAATTTAACTTCGAGGAAATGGCTAAGTGTAAATCTGTAACAGATAAATTAGACTTACTTAGAGATGAAAAATTTAAACATGTGTTTGGATTTGATTCTACAGAATTTGTTATCAACCAAACTAAAGTTATATAATGGAACAATTAAAATTAAAAAAAGAAGAAATAAACTTACTTAATAACCTAAAAAATAATAGAGAATTACTAATTAAGGAATTTGGCAAGATATCTATTATAGAAGTACAAACTGAAAAACGTAAAAAAGCAGCAATGACTGAGTATGAGAATTTAGAAAAGACTCAAACTGAATTTGCAAAGACGTTGGAATCTAAATACGGAAGAGGCACTGTTGACATTGAAAGTGGGATATTTATACCACTGAAATAGTTTACGGTAAATTTAATCTATTTATATATGTAGCAGACTATCACATTAGTTGATGGTTTTAGAAAGCTTAACGATATTTATAAGAGTACTCAATAATTTAACTTATTTAACATGGCAGAAACATTAATCTCCCCAGGTGTATTAGCAAGAGAAAATGATATATCCTTTATCGCTCCAGTAGCGTTAGAAGCAGGAGCCGCTATTTTAGGACCAACAGCTAAAGGACCTGTTGAAGAACCTACATTAGTAACTTCATTCGGAGAATATTCAAGAGTCTTTGGTACTACATTTACCTCTGGGTCAACAAAACAAGAATTTTTAACTTCCTTAGCAGTAAAGTCTTACTTTGGTCAAGGAGGAAATTCAGTATTAGTAACTAGAGTAGTTTCTGGTTCATTTACAGCAGCAGACAATTCACATATATCAGCATCATCTAATGGTTCAATTCAACCATTTACGTTATCTACATTATCAAAAGGAGAAGTAGCTAATAATATGACATCATCAGGTACTTATACTGCAGCAGCAGAAGAAAATAGTGATGGTAGTTTAAAGACAGGATCTGCAGATAATTTAAGATGGGAAGTAACCAATGTTAATAACGACAAAGGAACATTTAGTCTTTTAGTAAGAAGAGGTGATGATGCTACAAAAAACAAAATTATACTAGAAACGTTTAATGATTTATCATTAGATCCAAATTCTGGTAACTATATTGAGTCCGTAATTGGTAATCAAACAAAATCAAAAGCTTCTGATGGAGGTCAGTCCTATATTACTGTATCAGGAGAGTATGCTAATAAATCTAAGTACATAAGAGTTTCTGCAGTTAACAGCCAAACCTTAGATTATTTAAGCACAGATGGAATAACAGTTAACAGTAGTGGAGGAGCTTCTTTTTCAGGATCTTTACCAATAGCTGATTCTGGATCATTTTATGGAGCTACAGGTACTATTGTAAAAGGAGCAACAGATACATATTTTTCTAATATCGACAATACTAAATCACAAGGATTAGTTGGAGGTAATTATACTGATGCAATTAGTATATTAGGAAATAAAGACGAATATGTATTTAACATTATTAGTGCACCAGGATTAATATCTACATTTGGTAATCATTCTACAGCAACAGATTCTATTATTTCTTTAGCAGAAGATAGAGGAGATTGTATTGCAGTGATTGATGTAGAGAATTATGGAGCAACAGTATCACAAGTTACTAGTGCAGCAGCTAGCTTAAATTCATCTTATGCAGCAGCTTACTGGCCTTGGTTACAAACACAATCTGCAACTGGTAAAAATGAATACGTACCAGCATCAGTTGTTATACCAGGAGTATATGCATTTACAGATGGAGCAGCAGCACCATGGTTTGCACCAGCAGGTCTTACTAGAGGTGGTATTCCAACAGTAATACAAGCAGAAAGAAAATTAACAAGATCTCAAAGAGATACATTGTATAATGCAAACGTTAATCCAATTGCTACATTCCCAGGAAGTGGAATATCAGTATTTGGACAAAAAACACTACAGAAAAAATCTTCAGCTCTTGATAGAGTAAATGTTAGACGATTATTAATCGCACTGAAGAAATTTGTAGGAGATGTTTCAAGAGAATTAGTATTCGAACAAAACACAAACGTAACTAGAAACAAATTCTTAGCTCAAGTTAATCCTTACTTAACATCAGTAGTTGAACAACAAGGATTATTTGCTTATAGAGTAGTAATGGACGATACTAACAACACATCAGATGTTATCGATCGTAATCAATTAATTGGTCAAATTTTAATACAACCTGCTAGAACAGTAGAATTCGTAGTATTAGACTTTACAATTGAGCCTACAGGAGCAACATTTGGAGCATAATTTAATTTTTAGATATTTATAATAAACAAATAAAATGGCAGTAGTAGATCCTAACGAAATAATGTTCAGAGCCTTTGAACCAAAGGTGCAAAATAGATTCTTAATGTTTGTAGATGGTATTCCATCATTTATGATCAAGACAGCAGCTGGTCCAAATTTTACTGATAACGCAATAAAATTAGATCACCTAAATACTTACCGTAAGATTAGAGGTAAGAGAGAATGGGGTGACATAGAAATGACTCTATATGATCCAATTACACCTTCTGGAGCACAGTCGGTAATGGATTGGGCAAGATTGTCATATGAGTCTGTAACAGGTAGAGCAGGGTATTCTGACTTCTACAAGAAAGACTTAACACTTCAGGTATTAGGACCTGTTGGTGACATAGTTAGTGAGTGGGTAATAAAAGGAGCATTTATTACTGATATGGATCAAGGAGGATTTGACTGGGCTACTGATGAAACAGTAGAGCTTTCAATGACTGTAGCAATGGACTACTGCGTATTGAACTTCTAAATACCGCTACACTACACATTCAAATAAGAACCTTCCTTACGGAGGGTTTTTTTTTCCTATATATTAGTTGGTTCCCATTTTAAAAGTTCATATATTTATATAAAATACTAGTTATACATAATAAGATTTATGAGCACAAATTTTAAATTACCTACCGAACAGGTAGATTTACCATCGAAAGGGTTATTATACCCGAAAGATTCACCTTTAGCTAGCGGTACTATCGAAATGAAGTATATGACTGCTAAAGAAGAAGATATACTAACTAATCAGAATTATATTCAAAAAGGTATTGTTATCGATAAACTATTAGAATCATTAATAGTAACAAAAATTAACTATAAAGATTTACTTATTGGAGATAAAGATGCACTTCTTATAGCATCTAGAATATTAGGTTACGGTAAAGATTATAATTTTACATATGCTGGTGAAGATATAAATGTTGATTTAACTACTCTTAAAAATAAAGAACTAGACAACACTTTAATTAAAGATGGTAAAAACGAATTTACATTTGATCTACCTCATACAGATAATATTATAACGTTTAGATTACTTACTCAAAGGAACGAAAAGGAGATACAAAGAGAGATAGATGGATTAAAGAAGATAACACCCTCAGCTACTAAAGATCTTTCCACTAGAATGAAGCATATGATTACATCAATAAACGGTGTAGCAGAAAATTCAGTTGTAAGAGATTTCGTCGATAATGGCTTTTTAGCAAAAGATGCTAGAGCATTTAGAGAATACTACGGTAAAATAGTGCCAGGAATAAACACTACGATCTCACATGAGTTCGCAGACGGGGTAGAGGAGGATCTCGCTATTCCTATTAATGCTAACTTTCTTTGGCCTGACTTCGGAGTATAGAGCTTCCGTATTTTCACAAATACATGAAATAGTGTTTAACGGTCAAGGTGGTTACGACTACGAAACCGTATATAATATGCCAATCTGGTTGAGAAGGTTTACTTTTCAAAAGTTAAAAGAACATTACGATCAGGTTAATAGTAAGAATAAAGCTAAACCTAGACGTGATTCAACAACACCTTCTTGGGTCAATGATGCTAAACAAGCAGCTAAAACAGGCAAGCAACCTTCCTACACAGTAAAGAGGTCATAACTTCATCTTTAACTATTTATAAGATATAATACTGTAACATGGATACACCAGATTCTAGAGAACTACAAAGGCTGATTAAACAACTTAATGAGGTCGAACAACGTATTGCTAAAATTAGTGGTGAAAAAATCACTGTGAGGTTTGACGGAGAATCTGACCCTGAAAAAATTGCAAAACAATTTGGAGATGTAGGTAAAGCCATACAAGCAGTAAAAACTGATTTAAGAAGAGCTGAAAATGAATTAGCTACTTTTACAGGCACAGTAGGCACTGTTAAAACTCTAATAGAAGAAATTAACTCAGAGTTAAAAACTTTACCTAATGCATTTAAAAAATCTTTATCAGCTTTTAAAAAAATAGAAGGAATTTCTAATTCATTAGCTTATAATCAAGCAGATTTATCTAATATGTCTGCAAATGATATTAAAAACCAAAAAGCTAGATCAGATCAATATTTTCAACAGTTAAGATTTCAAAAAGAAGATTTAAAGACTCAAATAGAATCCCAACATGTTGACTTACTTAAGTTAAAACGTGCAGCTCAAGCAGATGGTTTATCTAAATTACAACAAGAAAGAGCTGAAAAAGCTTTCCTAACTAAAAAAGAAGAGTATTTAGCTTCAAGAGAATTATTAGGACTAGCTGAAGGTAGAGGTGATTTAGAACAAAATATAAATAACTCATTCGATGACCAGTTGAAGAAAATCAAAAATATGAATTCTGGTTTAGGTATTTCTGGTAAAATTGTAGAAGGTATTGGAGGCGCATTAGAAAAATTAGGATTTAAAGGATTTTCATCTGAAGTAGATAAAGCTAAAGAAAAAATGAAAAAACTTTCTGTTGAACTATCACAAGGTGGTGAAAAAGCAGTTGGATTAAAAGGTAAATTTAAAGTTCTTGGCGCAGGATTAGGTTCATTAAAAGATTCTTTAAAAGGAATATTTACTGACCCTTTATTTTATATTGGTTTATTAGCTAAAGCAGTACAAAAATTAGGTCATTTATTTACTCATATTGATAAAGCAACATCTAATATAGGTAAGACATTAGGTTCTACCAGAGAAGCAGCTTCCGCTATGGTAGTAAGCCTTAAAGGTGCAGCAGGAGCAAGCGGTGACATGTTCCTTAATATGGACAGAATGGTTGATGCTCAGCTCAAACTAAACCAACTTACAGGTACAAGGTTAAGGTTAAGTAATCAAGAATTAGCAGATGCAGCTTACCTTACTGAATTAGTTGGACTACAAGAAGAAGGCTTAAAAAATGTATTTACCGCATCAGTATTAACAGGTAAGTCTCAAGAAGATTTATATAACACAGTTGTAGATTCAAATGATTCAATTTATGCTTCTAATGAACTCTTTAAAGAAGCAGCTAGCATAACTGGTCAAATTGCAATGAACCTTGGTAATAACCCGGCAGCAATTGCAAAAGCAGTAGGTGAAGCTAAAAGACTAGGTATTACTTTAGATCAAGCAAGAAGTATGGCAATGGGTACTTTAGATTTCGAAAATAGTATCCAGAAAGAAATGGAAGCCCAGGTACTAACCGGTAAGGCTATAAAC